CGGGCAGCGGGATGACAGCCTCAGGCCCAGCCTCACCGATCAGCGCAAGCGTTGGCTCAGTAACGATGCCACCCTTGGCGAGCGCAGGGATTGGGTCAAGGTCGGGCGTGCCAAGCGAGAAGGGGCCGACGGTAAAGCTTGCCTCACCGATGCCGAACGTTCGTTCGGGGATGCTGAACGACAAGCCATTCCATGCGCGGATAACTTTGTTGATTCCCTCAATCACAAAGTTCACAGCAGTCGTGAACGTGTCCACGATGGAGTCACGCACAGTCTCAAAGACGCCTGTTATGAACTCCTTGATTTCAGTGAAGCCATCAACGAAGGCCTGCTTGACGTTTTCCACAAACGTGGCAAACGTTTCGTGCGCATTGAGCACGAATTCGCCAATGGCGACGTAGACCTCAGCGATCTTACTGATCAACTTCACCCAGAACGAGATCACCTCAATGATGCCCTCGACCACGTAACCCAAGAAAGTCACCAGCGCCTTGAGGTAAGTGCCGTACAGCGTGGCAATGACCGGCACCACGTTGTTCACAATGAACTCAGCGATCAGCTGGAAAGCCTGCTTGAGGCCGTCAATGGTCTCGCGGTTCTCCTCGATCTTTTGCTTCACCAAGTCAATGACGCGGGTGACCGTGGCTCGGATGGTCTCAAAGACTTCCATGACGGTGTTGCGCAGCGTTTCGCTGTTGTTCCACAGGTAAGCGAATCCAGCCGCCAGTAGCGCCACGACAGCGATGACCGCCGCAATCTTGAGTGTGAGCGGATTGAACACTGCGATGACGCCGCCCACCACGCTGATGACCTTGCCCACGACGAGCAGCACCGGGCCGATGGCGGCAGCGATAGCGCCGAACAGTACAGCCATTTGCTTCTGGGCTGGTGACAAATTCTTGAAAGCATCGACCAACACCTGCAACTTGCTGACAAACTGCTGGACGAAAGGCGCGATAATGTCGCCGATCTCAATAAGCGTGGTCTTGAGTGATTGCAGCGATTGCTGCAAGGTGAAGCCGGTGGTCTCAGCCACCGTGCCAAAGGCTTCCTCGGTGATCCCTGCAGCATCATTGACCGCACCGAAGGTGCCGTCGAGGGCCGAAGCGTCAGCGTCAAGAACTTGGAAGGCAGCGGCGGCGGCCTCAGACGACCCCAGCAAGCGACCGAGCTGCTCGCGGTTGCCGCCGAGTTTCTCGTCCAGCATCGCCAACGCGCCGGGCAGCCCCTGCTCGCTGATCGCATCGCGCATGTCCTCAGCCGACAAGCCAACCTTGTCCAGCGCCTTGGTTGCTTCAGCGGTCGGGGTAACGAAAGCCCGAAACAGGGCCTGCACCTGGGTGACCGACTGAGCCGCATCACCGTTGGTGCGAGTCAGCAGCGCGACCGCGCCACCGAGATCCTCCATGCTGGCGCCCGCCTGCTTGGCGAAAGGCAGCACTCGACCCAGCGCGCCAGCGAATTGCGAAGTCTCAAAGTTGCCGGCCCGAGCGGTCGCCACGATGACATCGGTGGCCTCAGCAGCACTCAAGACATCGGAGCCGTAGGCGTTGATTGAGCCAGCCACGGCGCGGGCGATGTCGTTGGTCTCCCCCAGGCCTGCTGCGCCAGCCTTGGCTGCCGACTCCAGCGCACCCATGGCTTCCTCGCCACGCAGGCCCGCAGACGTGACGACGAATAGAGCATCAGCCAACTCGTTAGGGGCCTTGGCTGTTTCGCCCGCCAACTGCAGGACACCGGCCTCCATCTCGGCAACCTCATCGGCAGCGATACCCACAAGGCCCGTGATCTTGGACATTGAGGTCTCAAACTCAACCGCCGCAGCGGTAGCCGCCGCACCGATGCCGACAAGCGGCAAGGTGACGCTCTTGCTAAGGGTGCCGCCGACTTTTCCTATGCGATCGCCCATGGCCTGCATGGACTTGCCCATATCTCGGAACTTGTCACCGGCAGTGCGGCTTTGCTTCTTTAGAGACTCTAGATCGCGCTGGACTTTGCGAATCTGCTTATCGTCGTAGTCGCCATAGATATGTACGCGGATGCCGTCTTGGGCCATCAGAGACCGACCGCCTTCCGCGCCTTTTGGAGTGCCGCTTCAATCTCTCGGCGGGCATCCTTGATTCCGACGTAATACGAGGGATACAAAATTCTTGGGTACGGGCCGCTGCCAAATCTCCGCATAATGTTTCTGTTGAACATGCGTGAGCCGCCCCTTGTGTCAGTAGAGACCACATTGCGGCCGCCGGCCTTCTCAAAAATGCTTGCTGCTGGATCTTTCTGCACAGCTTGGTAGCCAAACGCAACCGTGGCTCCACGCTTACGTGCTCGATAGGCGGCAGCCTTGACTCCCTTTTTGGCACGCGCTTTATCGAATCTCAGGTTACGAACATTCTCGGTGCGGTCTTGCTCCACCCACGAATAGCCCCAGTTGCTCAATGGAGGCGTGGGGCTGATTCCGTCAATACGGCGCTTGGCCTCCTTGACGACGTATCCAGCACCTTGCTTCATGCCCTTCTTGAGTTCCTTGGAAGTTTCTTTATCAAACTTTTCAAGGCGGTTGATGAAGGCCGCGATGTCGCTATCCATTTCCAACTGCATCGAAGCGGGCATTACTTTTTCGCCGCCTTCCTTTGTTCCGATGCACGCCACCTGAGATACCGATACATCGTGGCCAGCATGCGCGGAGATTCGTCAGCCAATTGGCTAGGCGCTATTCGCCACTCGTAAGCCAGGTGGACTATGAGCCAATGGGCTGACCGCTCTCCAAAGGGGGCGGCTCCTGGCTGTCAGTCAGGCCCACCGAGCCGACGGTTTCAATCCATGGGTCAAACTCAAGGGTGGTGAGTTGCTGACGCTTGAGCGCGTGCCAGCCAAGCCACAACACGTACTCCAGCCGCATGGATTCGGCAAAGATTGTGAAGGGCTTATCAAACTGTCGCTCAAAGGCGATCAAGTCGGGGGCGGTCGCAATTACGTCCACCCCCGACCCGTCGCTGTAATCAACGTGCAGGGCAACCTTCATCATGGCAGGACTCCTTTACAGGGGGCTAAGGGTCAGGACTACGCCGTGGCCCGAGTGACGGTGCCCGACACCGGCCAGGTCACCGAGAGGGTTGCCAGATCGCCGACCGAGGAGGCAAACGGCTGGTAGGCGTTCACCAAGCACTCAGCGGTGTAGGTCGGGTTGGTTGCCGACACTGTGCCGCTGGTCGGCTTGATGACAACAGTGGCAATGGTGTTGATTAGCGGGTAGAGCGTGTCATCAACGCTGCCGCTACCAAAGTCCTGGTGGAAGTCGAGCGTCAGGCTCGCGCTCTTGAGACCGCCAACGCGGGTGCGCCACTCGCCACCAAAGGCCGTGGTTTCCACATCGTCAGACTCAATGGACAGATCAACAGATGCCAGCGAGGTGCTGAAGTCATCACCGTTGATGGTGATGTTGTAGTCGGTAGCCACGAACTTGGCCATGGTTGCCCTTCTTTCTTAGGTTGCGTAGACAGTCACAACGAACTCAGCAGCCAAGTAGGTGATCTCACCCACCGGGAGCTGGAGTAGTTGCGCATTTCGGTGACGCGCAGGTCTTGCACTTCGCCGCCAAGTGACCTGTCGGCCTCAATGGCGGTCTTGATGCTGGTGGCTCCTGTTGGGTTGCAGTAGCCGTCCAGCAAGTTTTGGGCGGTGCGCTCATCGACTCGACCGACGATGACAAGCACCACAAACTCGTAGGTGTCTAGGCCCCGTCCGTAGGCGGTGTCGAAGGACACGCTTTGCGGCATGACGATGGCGACCGGCGGGTTTGGTTGGTCAGGCATGATCGCCGCGGTGCGCAACCCTGAGATGCTCGCCAGGTTCGCAGCGATGCCTGTGCGAATGGCCGAAAGCGTGGCCATCAGGCAACACCGACGTGTTTCACGAACGGCGCGACTAGTTGGGCCACGTCGGGATCTAGGCCCTTAGAGACCCGCATAGCGCCGAGGTCGCCGAAGCCGGCAACACCTAGCGGTGAGTCCAAGCGCTTGTAGATGCGCATGGCCTGGATGACAGCGGCCTGCTCGATCTGCGCTGGGATCGCCGGCCACCCCCACACACCGTCAATGCGCACGGTTGCCTCGCCCCAGGCGTAAGGCCACAGCCTGGTGTCGATGGCGCGCAGCCGGGTGTAAGGCCAGTCAAGGCCGTCGGCGTAGGCGTTGAGCGGCTCCAGCTGATAGTCCTTGGCTTCCCACGTCACGTCAAAGACTTGATCGCTGACGGTGCTGGATTCCACCGTGATCGCCGTGCCAGCGAGGTCATCGACCTGCAGCAGGTAACCGTTGTCGGGGGCGAAGTAGCGCAACTCCGACACCGTGCCGAAGGTGCGCCCGCAGTAGCCGTCAATCAGCGAGGAGGCCGCTGAGCCAGCCATGTTGATGAGGGCGTCGTCCACGCTGTCAGTAATGCGCAAGGCCGCCTTGATGTCGGCGGTGCTGGCGTACAGCGTCATGGCAACTCCTGTCAGGAATAGAACAAGGCTCAAGCGACTAGAGCGTGGAAATAATCGGCACCCAGTAGTCGCGGAAAACAAGGTCAGCGTCGTAGCCCTTGGCAAACTTGATGCCCTCGGCGCTGCGGCCTTGGCCGCGCTGGTAGGCGGCTTCAAGGTTCTCGATGATGCTGGGCACCGCTGGTGTTAGCCACCACGATTTCTGCGCGTCATCCCACACCGGCTGGCCCTCACAGATCCAGCCATCGCCCACCAACTCAGGCTGGGCGGTGGCGTTATTCACGATGACCGGCGTGCCGCACGATTGCGCCTCAATGGCGGGGATGCCAAAGCCCTCGCCGAGGCTGGGCTGCAGCAGTACGTCCATGCCGGTGTAGATGGCCGCCAAGATGTTTTGCGGGATGCCCGTGCGGTAGGCGTACTGATCTACGAACACAATCTGCTCATCGGGGATGCCGCAGGCCTGCGCGAGTTCGCGCAAGTTGATGCCACCCATGGCGCCCTTGTCCTCGGTGTGGACATACAGCACAGCATCGGTGCGCTTCTTTGACCACATAGAGAACGCCAAGAACATCTCAGGGAACGCCTTGCGGTTGTGACCGTTGCGCCCGCCCTTGTTCGCTGAGTTCACGCCCACCACGAAAGACGAGCTGCCGCCTGGAATATCCATGAACTCGCGGCCCGTCATGCGCTGGCCGCCGCCGTCAAACTTCTCAGTCGGCTTGAAGGTTGAAGTGTCGATGGCGTGCGGTGCGTACAGCGACTCGATGCCTGCGCGATCGAGCGCTGCCTGGCCAAAGCGAGACATCGCTATCGGCGTCACGTTAGGCCGTGAGCACCAGGCCTTCACGTCAGGTGGGCAAGGGGTGTGGTCAATCGGCACCCATGAGGCGATCTTGTCCACAAGATCCCACTGCTGACCCTTGAACACCCAAGTGTCAAACAGCGTCACCAGCAGCGGGTCAAGGCCTTGGTTTTCGTGCGCCCAAGCCATGAAGTGCGCCGGCACCACATCGTTGCTGTACAGATCAAAGCCGCGAGGGAAGTGCTTGATTCCCTGCCACTCAGTGACAGTGCCCTCTAGGCCGTAGTTGCTAGCGATAGCAACCTTGTGTCCAGCATCGCGCAGGCGAGTTGTCACCTGCGCTGTTTGCTGTCCGTAGCCCGTAGCGGCGTAAGGGCTATTGGACGACCACAAGATGGAGCGTGGGTTATCGGTGTGCGGTATGCCCGCAGACTTTGCAGGGTTTCCAGACTTAGCCATGGCTGTGTCTTTCTATGCGCAGGGAAGTGAGGGGGCCGCAGTCCTGCGCGCCCGCGACCCCCTCACGTGGGTTTCGTTACGGCGTAGTGCCGCCAACGAAGTACTTGATGTGCGAGGGCTGGGGCAAATTGCCATCCACTCGGAACTGTGCCCTGAAGGTCACGAGACCATCAGCGAAGGCGAAGTCGTCCGAACGATCCAGACGAATCCCGCCAACTTGCCGCACGAAGTAGGACGGCAGATGCCCTGCG